GAAGTTGGGTGTCTGTAAAAAAGCGGAATCCTTGGGATTATCGGTTGATGATTGGATTATTGATGATGGCATATCTGGGACGAAGGAGCCTGAAAAACGGTTATTGGGCAAACTTATGAAAAAATTGCAAAAGGGTGATGTAATAATCACATCCGAGCTTTCCCGTCTTGGTAGAAAATTATTCATGATTATGCGAATATTGGAGTTCTGTATGCTTCATGAGGTTAAGGTTTATACAGTAAAAGACGGATACGAACTTGGAGACAACATACAGAGTAAGGTTCTTGCTTTTGCTTTCGGAATTGCTGCTGAAATAGAACGTGACATGATTAGCCAGCGGACTAAAGAAGCATTAGCCAGAAAGAGATTGGAAGGCGTAGTCCTTGGCCGTCCTAAAGGCAGAAAGAGTTCTCCTGACAAATATAAATTGTATGGGAAAAATGCCTTGATAAAAGGATTGATTGACGAAGGCATATCACAGCGTAAAATAGCAAAAATATGTAAGGTTGATAGAAATACGCTTGCAAGATTTTTGAAATATGAACTATCAATTAGAGTAAATCAAGATAGATATGAATAAATATAAAATATTTGAAGATGTAAAAAAAACAACTGGAGAACACCTTTGCGGCTCCAGTTGTACCATTCTTATTCTTCAACTGATAGTGTTAAAATATGATTGGCTGGGATAGCAAGCCCAACTCCATCTATTTCGACAACAATTCTAAAAGAAGGAACCTTCGTGTTGAATTCTGCTCTCAGAAGAGTGCCTGTTACAACTTCGCTTGGAAATCCTACTGCTTGGAATTCAATCTGACATTTTTTACCATAAGAGTCTATTAACTCTTGCTGATCATTAAAATTGATAACTCTCATAATTGTTTTTTTTAGATAATAATTCAACAAAGATACGCAAAATATGGTAATAGCATGGTTTTCTTGCGGCGTAACATCCGCAGTCGCTTGTAAGATAGCGTTGAGCCTGTATGAAGATGTGCAGCTCTATTATATTGAAACAGGCTCCGGACATCCTGATAATGCCCGATTTCTTGTAGATTGTGAAAAATGGTACAATCAATCTATCCATATTATCCGAAGCGACAAGTACACCTGTGTGTCTGATGTGTTGCGAAAGGGGTATATTAATGGTGCACATGGTGCTGCTTGTACTCTTGAACTGAAGAAGAAAGTCCGGTATAAGTTGGAAAAAGAGTTGAAAGAATGGGATGGACAAGTATGGGGCTTTGATTACGACCCGAAGGAGATAAACCGCGCCATCCGGTTAAAACAACAATATCCAGATACAAAGCCACTATTTCCACTAATTGAAAAGCAGATTACGAAATCTGATGCAATGGGAATGCTTTGGAAAGCCGGTATTGAAATCCCCGCCATGTACAAGATGGGCTACAATAACAACAACTGCATTGGTTGCGTGAAAGGTGGTATGGGGTATTGGAATAAAATTCGGAAAGACTTTCCAGAAGTATTTAACCAAATGGCGCAGATTGAACGAGACGTTGGCGCAACATGCCTAAAAGACAAAGACGGTCGCCTCTTCTTGGACGAACTATCAACATGGAGAGGCGACCCAGTGGAAGAGATTATACCGGATTGTTCGCTTATCTGTCAGATAGAGTTTCAAGAGATACTTGATAGGCAGGTAGAGCAAGTTTTGAAAGGAGAAATTAGTATTAACGATGTAGCCTAATTGAGGGTATGAATATAGATACAGAGTTTAATGTAGGTGATAGTGTATACTATCTAAGTGGAGACAATATTTATCATTCCACTATCAGCAAAATATCCATTGAAATATCGCATGAGGATAGAGGTTTTTTGATGGTTTATAAGCTTTCTGACGGATTAAGTGTCCCCAGAAACAATTATCCACAATGGGATAAAAGACTTTTTAGAGATAAGGATAGTTTAATAAAGTATTTATTAGAGGAATGATAAAAGTAAGAATTGTACAAGCAACTATCGGATACTACGAAGTAGAAGTAAAACGAGCATGGTATTTGCCATGGGCTACCGTGTATGATGGGTGTCTGCCTTGGCGTGGTTCTGCAAAGCAAGCGCAAGAACTGAAAGTAAAATTATTATTAAGATATTCATAACTAAATAGAAATGAAGAAAAGTAGTATGAAGAAAAAGAGACAACAAAGAAGACTTTACTTAGAGAAAATAAAGTCTTCCTGTAAAAAGAGAAGTTATGCCAATAGAAGTGAATATTTGGACAAACTTCTAAATGGCAAGGAATTCGGGCTAATACTCAATCCCTAAGGCTTTAAGGCTGAATTGTTCTAAGTGCCCACAATTTTCACAAACAGCAACAGCAACAGGTATATATTGGAACCTGCCATTTACATCTATTCCGGTTGGAGTTACATTGAAACCTGAAACTAAATAAAGCTGTTTCTGTAAACTTAATCCAGCCTTGTGGCACATTGGACATGGAATTTGATTATCACAGCGTGATAATAGAGTTTTGGCTATATGCAGCCGCTAAAATTTACGGAAAAGAAATTTATACATAATATTAAAATGCAGAACAATAGAGAAAAGAAGCGCAAGGGCCCGGCAGAAGAACGTAAGCCGGATACTACAACCAACGTGAGTAACCTTGATGAAATCATTGCTCGGCAGCGGGAAAGAGAAAAGAAACTCTACCCCATCCGGGTATCTGGTACAACGGTGATCTATGTTACCAGGAATAAGGCTAACTCACAGTATGCAGAAAAATATAAACGTGATAAATTGATGAGGCTATAACGATGAAGAAGAAAAGAATATCTATACGATTTGATGATCGTACCCTAATGCTACTGGAAGAATTATCCAGTAAAACAGGTGCTAAAACTTCTGTAGTTATCCGCTCTTTGATCATGAAGGGCATTAACGACATAATGGACGATACAGGTAATTTTAAAATTAATGAGAAACAGATACGAGAAGAGTAAATTTTATCCGGTTATTGCCGGAAGTATAGCCCGCAATTATAATAAACTGCGAGCCTTATGCTTCCGGCAAGTAATTGGATACTTTGATTCTCGCAGCGACGAAGACATCTTTCAAGATACAGTCCTATACGTTATTCAAGATGAAGAATCATTGAAGTGTACTACTGATGAAGACCTGATAAGACATTTCCTTCATCGCTACCGGATGATAGAGTTTCAGACAATACGAGATGCCCAACAACTAAAGAAAATACCCTATGCCGACTATATACAAGCCAAAGAGGAAACAACCGAAAGACAATAACCAATACAATGCCGAGCGGCGGAAGATATACAACTCTGAACGCTGGCGGCGGCTGCGTGCATGGAAATTTGCATGTAATCCGTTGTGTGAACTATGCTTGCAAGAAAATAAAACAGTACCGGCCGAGGACATCCATCATATTATTTCATTTATGAGTACGGATGATCCACAACAACGATTATTCCTTGCTTATGATTATGATAATCTGATGAGCCTTTGTAAGCAATGCCATCAAAAGATTCACAATAAATTATAAGCTATCCAGATGCTCCCTGAAATCCCGGTTCAATTCATACGTCAGGAAATAATAAAAGAACGTTGCCCGCATAGGTTTGGACAATTCACGTTTACCGGACATGATAAGACTCAAAGAAGAACGATCAATAGCTAATTGTTTTATTAGGTCATTCCTCTTTATACCAAACTCCTGCATCTTACTTTCTATCCATTCAACCGTAATATCATCTACATTCAAAGAATATGCCACCGGGATAATCTTTGAATCCGGATACAGTTCTTTTCCTCGCTCAATGAGTTGCTTTTGGTTCAGTATATATTCGTTTATCAATCTCGACTGAGTGACCTTTACCGTACCGTCTTCCAATGGTTCAATATCTATCCCCATTCTTCTGTAACCATTAATAAATTCTTTTTCCATACTTTTTCTATTTTAGAAAAGAAAGAAAAAGCAAGGGGCGAACCCCTTACTTAATTCTAATCTCTTTTACGTTTGTCATATCGTAGATTGCAAGCTGATTGTTTTCCTTTGCGAACTCTATCGCCTTGTCAATCTCCGAGTTTTTAAACACCTTTACGCTGTCGAAGTAGTAACGTTCGCTTTCGGTCTCGAACCATCCGCCAACCGTTTTACTATGTTCTAAAGCATGATTAATAACCCCGTTCAAACTCTCTTTTCCGAAACTGTTTTGCGTTTCTTGATACGCTACTGAAATTCCGTACTTAACAGGTTTCATTGTCTCAATGTTAAGAGTAAAACCATCAGGATTGATTAGTGAGTATTCCCAAACTCCATCGATTAATTGTTTCATAATGTCAAATGATTTAAAGCCCCTTGCTTTAACTGTTACAAAGATAATAAAGTTATTTGCTTTACGCAAACTTTTAATATAAAATATTTGCTTTACGCAAATAAATAGGGATTTCCCTATTTTATCTTTCCGTGGAACAAAGTGTTAAAAAATCGTGGAACATCGGGAGGGGGAGGGGGCTTTTTTTTTAAGTTTTTTGACCTCCGAAACCTCGCCCCACCCTTCTTCACACGCACGGCACTTTTTCAAATTTTGAATTTGTTAATTTATTAACATTCCATTTGTCGGACGCTTGTGTGGTTGATATAAAAAATGGATTATGGTAAAATTTGTAATGCCAAAAAGCTGTTCGGTGGAGACGCAGAAATTTATGCGTGATGTTGTGAAGGAACTGAATGCCCGCAAGGCAATTCAGAATATAGACCTCGGTGCTCTCCGGATGCTCGCCACGAGCTATGAAATGTATTTGCAGGCAACGGAGATAATGCTTCAGGAAGGACCGGTAATAATGATCAAGTATGAAAGGGCTGCTAATCCCGCGCAAAACATTGCTACGAAAAACTATGCCCAGGTGATGAAGATCATGACTGAATATGGCCTGACCATTAAGAGCCGCGGAAGTATCAAGTCTTTGAAGTCGGATAAGGAGGAAGACTCTCCTTTGGATCAGTTTCTTAAGAAAGGAGCTCGTGAGAAGCGATGAAGGGATACTATCAGTATGCCGCCGATGTTAGGGATGGCAGGGCTCTGGTAGGGGAATTTATAAAACAGGCTGTCGAGCGGTTTTATACTCTGTTCGAACGGGACGATATCGAGTTTCGCGAGGAACGCGCCGATTATGCCATTGAATTCATAGCCTTGCTGCGTCACTACACCGGCCGTCATGCCGGGAAACCGTTTACGCTATTGCCTTGGCAGGAATTTGCTGTAGCAAGCATATATGGTTTCTATAAGAAGGACGATGACGGCACATGGTGCCGGCTGGTTTCATCGGTATATATCGAGATGGCCCGCAAAAACGGGAAGTCCGCTTTTGCTGCTGCTCTTTGCCTTTATCATCTTATTGCTGACGGTGAATCCGCGGCCGAAGTATATTTGGCCGCCAACTCCAAAGACCAGGCTAAGGTCAGTTTCAAGATGTGTCGCAACTTTGTCTCCGGTCTCGATCCGAGACACCGCTATCTCGAATCTTTCCGCGACCAGATAAACTTCGATAAGACCCTGTCTTTCCTGAAGGTGTTGGCCGCCGATTCCAGTAAGTTGGATGGGCCTAACCCGTCGATGTTCCTGCTTGACGAGTATCACGCTGCAAAGAATTCCGGACTAAAAGATGTACTTCAATCCGGACAGGGTATGCGTGATGATCCGATGTCGGTTATTATTACGACTGCCGGCTTTGACAAATTAGGACCGTGCTATCAATTTCGGGAAATGTGTACGGAAGTTCTGAAGGGGCTAAAGGAGGAT